CCAGCAGCTTATCTATGAACAACATGTGGTTTCCAGAAATGAAGGAGACCGCAACAGCAGAAGCTGCGATGAGCGATCATGCGCTGTCTCTCATGGGTCCGTTTGCGTCTTTGATGGTAAAGCAGTTCCCCAAAGCAATCGACTACTTTAACCAGGGCAAGGTAGTGCAGGGGGTAGAACAGCTCCTACCCGCTATGGCTCGGTCGCCAGTCACTGCGTACCGCTACGCTACAGAAGGCGCTACTACTACGTGGGGTGCCGATATTAAGAGCGATGACGAATACAAGATTGGTCACATCATCGGGCAGGGGTTGGGCTTTGGTACCGAAGGTTTAGTGGCGCGGCGCGAAGACTTGTTCAAAGCGCAGTCGTTGGTGATGAAGGTCAAGAATGAGAAGCGCAAACTAATAGATAGACTTGACCTTGAGTACCGAGGCGATTCTGGAGATGTCGATACCGCCATCGATAAGATCGATAAGTTCAACGCAAAGAATCCGTTTGATGCAATTAAAGCAGAAGAATTAAGCGATTCTTTGGTTCGCCGTATTGAGCGCAGGGCTGGTGCGGAGCGGGGTATTGAGGTCGAGTCAAAGTACTACCCGCAGCTGCAGCGGTTGCTTGAGCCTTCGCGTAGGAAGCTTGAAGAGGAAGCCAAATAAAAAAGCCCCGAACTTGGTCGGGGCTAACCCTAGATAGGGAGCGAAGGAGAAAGGAAACCCACAGGAAACAGCCTCTATTATACCTCATACACGCCACACACGCAAGCCCTTGATCCCTTCTTGGATCACTACCTTCATCTCAACCTTGATGCCGAGCCGCTTGGCGATACGCGCAACTGTTTTCTTTGCGGCAGCATGATCGATGCAGGGCACAAAAAACGAATACCCCACACGGAACTGCTGCCAGTTAATCTGATAAGCAACGCCGTCAACCTTCATCTGTCTTACTAAGACCAGTTAAGTCAGCCAGTTCAAAGTCTTTTGCGTCGAGCTTAAGCACACGCACCGGCGGCGAAACAATCTTCATGCCCTTACTCATGCGCTTGTTGATTGTCTCAACCAAAACTCTGTCTTCGGTAAGGATTTTGAGCACGGACTTGTAGTTCACCTGCTTCTCCACGCAGTACTTCTTGAAGTGGGACGCGGGTATGAACATAAACTTGGTGTCGGGCTCGTACCGAATCAGCAGCTCACCTCTTGGCTCAAGCAGTGGCATAGAAGTAAGCCCGGTGCGCATATCCGCTTCACCGTTTACGACCAGCGCGTTGATGCTCATATATTGATTGATGTAAGCGCCGAGCACAGAAGTCGAGCTTGCTTCTGGAATCTCTACGTCCTGCCGCATATCAGCAAGAATAGTGATCAGCCAATCATAGATGCGCTTCATGTCAAAAGAGATAAGCCCCAAGTTCTTAGCGATCAACCCACCCGTGATGTTGCATGCAGCAACGGCAGACCAGAAACGCTCTCGGCTAGTGAACTGCACCTGCTTGTCGATCCTAGCTTGCACTTTAAGCAGCAGGTCTTTGGCTTCTTCTAGGTTGTTGACCAACCATTGCGCGTAAATCTCACCTGCGTGTCCGTAGTTCTCCATAAGCTGATGATCAAACATCTGCTTACCAACCGCAGGGTCAATCGCATCTGAAGGAGCTATCGTGTACTCAAGCACACGCATCATCTCACCGTCTGGACTCGTCTTAAGCGACCCCAACTTTTCATAGAAAGACGCATTCGCCGACGCTAATGAGATGCCCTGCCATGAAGTATTGTTTATACGCATCTCGTTCACAGTGGCCTTAACTCTATTCTTGCCACGGCCTTGGCTAATGCCATACGCAAGCTCAGAGAACTCAGCAGGTGTGGTGTTTGTGATCTCGTCAATCGTGTTAGCTAGATTATTCATAACGCCGAGCGTTTGCATCTTGGCGTTCAACGTGTCTTTCCACATGGAGCCCAAACGCTTTGGGTGCCCCATGACGCTATTGCACATATACAGCGTAGTCGACTTACCCGAGCCAGACTTTGGGTAGATCACATTGATGATCGCACCTTCAAGCCCAGTAAACTTAAGTAGGGGTGAACCAAACCCAGTCAGCGCGGCAAACGCATGCGGCTCCAAACTCGGAAGGGCATACATGTTGAATACCTCTTGCCACTTCTCAAGAGTGCCTGACGTATGAAGATACTGCGCTACATCTTTAGTAACGCTTGACGGCGGGCTGTGAAAGACCCCATCTTTGGTGATCTCTCGCTGCCCTAAAATGAACTTGCTATCTTTATCGGCCCAACCAAATTGCGTCCTCATAATTTCCGCCTTCTGCTCAAATTGCATGTTCTTGAGTGAAGCTGTCACGTACTGCGCGATCAGATCCACTTGCTTTGCTGACGATACAACCCCGTGATGAGCTATGCCTTCACGTAGTTTTTCTTTCACCACCACCGTCGTCATCGGCAGGGTGAACTCGTGCACTCCATCTTTAGGCAGGTGAAGCCTAAACAGCACAACTTCACCAAGCTCCGGGTGTCGCATACGTTTGATAGGGTAGAAGTCGTACTCATACACAAGTACCAGTTCTTCTTCGTCTCCTATAGGCTTGCGGTAAACCCCTCCGTTTTTGCCCCTGATATATGGAAACGGATACTCAGGTATCAACAGGGTCTGCGGCTCTCCCTCTTCAGTCTGCACAACTACTTCTGAGTCGTCAGCCTCGGCGATATCTGCGCCTAGAACAATCGGTGACTTGATTACGTTCTTGTGCGTACAGCCATCGCACCCGTCGGGGTTCAATTTTTCAAACGTAGCGCATGTGTACGGGCCACCCTTGGCTATGATGTAGTCCAGCTTCTTGTCGACCTCGTCGGCGTCATAGCCTGGGTACTTCTCTGACAACATGTGCGCTGACTTACGCCCATCTTCACAAAACGCAGCGATGGATAAGCCAGCTCGCCACATTGGCTCGTCTAACGTGGCTTGGTTCTCATAGCAATGTACTAACTGCTGGCACCCATCTTCATTTGCCGAGCGCATCATGATTAGCTTGAACCGTTTGACTCGGTTGCCCATAAGGGCTTCCATCATCGGACTCAGCTTGTTCGGCAAAAAATCAGGCGGCTCTTCTTTCGGTGGGTCAGACCCAAGAATTTTAACTATACGTTCGTAGGAAATCCTTTCCGTGTGTTCGTTCAGAACTGTTACTTCGACTTGTGAATTGCGTTTAAAGTTGTATGTGCCCGGTATGCGCAGCACTCGTGAAGCTTCAAATACATCAGGGTCTACAACCAAACCGTGCTCGGTGCACAGTGTGCGTAGGCGTTTAGCTAACGGGTCCCAGTGTGTTCTGTCCAGCGTCTCCTCAAGTAGCCAGTAGATGTGCAGGCCGTAGCCTGAATCCACAATGATTGGTCTTGGTAGGTTAAGTACTTTGCAAAAATCTCGCAGCTTGAGAAGTCCATCCTCTTGTGTAGGGTGCCCTTTGCCCGCTGCCGCTTTCTCTGCTCCGCAGTCAAGATCTATCCACAGCGCTCTAAAGAAATGTGCGTTTTCATGGGTGCGGTTATTTTCTGGCCCAAACTTAGCGCAGCCAAAATAAGCATCCATGCCTTTACGTACAAGCTCCTGCGCCCTGACCGTGACCTCTTCTCGTGTGTTAGCAAACGATTGTGCTGGGTACTTACCTATCCCTAGAACGCAGTAGCGTCCTTCTGCCGGTAACACGGCGTCGAGTAGGTCAAACGACATTTAGTTGAAGCTCTTCATGTAGCGTTGGATTGGCTTTGTAAGCTCTTCTTGGGGATTGGTGTTCCCCTTGAACCAGTTGTACACCGTCATTCTGGACACCCCAAAGTGCTCAGAAATCTGGCGTACACTGATTCTGTTCCGTATACAAAAGCGACCCAAGGCTACACCCAGAGACCTAGCACTTGCTTCTTTGTTAGCTTGCACTAAGTTCTGGCTGTAACCGTATCCCATGGGTTACTCCTCACCTGTCCAGTCTTGCAGCACTTTCTTGAGATCTTTCTTCTCAGCGGGGGGCGGCTCAACTTTACGTGACTCACGTTTAGCGGGTTCAGCTTCCTCAGCTGCTGGGGCTTCAAGCTTTGGCGCTGCACGGCCAGACGCATCGGCTTGGTATGGCGTCATCACTACCAGACGCTGCACCTCGGGGTTTGACGAGGCTTTGTTCAGCGCCTCAAACTCCTGCCTATTGATGTACCGGCTAGCCGTAAAGAGCACCGATTGGTTATCGTTATCCTCGTTGAACAAGATAGTGGTAACCAAGTGGTCGATGTTCTTGCCGTTGTTGGCTAAATACTTGGTGTAGTTCTCAAACTGATGCACCTTGTCTGAGGGGCTATCACCAAACAGAGACTTGGACGCAAGATTCATCTGATACATAGACCCTTCCAACGCAGTACCAAAGTCTTCCTCCAACATAACAGCAAGTCGGCGAGAGTAGCGGCATGCCTTCGACTGCGCCTGCCCAGAGCCCTTGATATTCTGCGGACACGAATCGCAGCGATCACTCTGCGGGTTGTTAGCGCCAGCATCGGGGACGCGCCCATCGTTTGAAAAACAGTCTGGCGCGGTGGGCTCAGCATCGGGAGACCACTGCTTGATGTAGAAGATACGCCCAACATGCGGAGACGCATTGGCAATGACTACGTTAAGAGCGCCCTTCACTTTGCCCATCTCTTCACCGCCAACCATCTTGCGGAAGATTCCGTTCTTTGGAACAATTCGCTTGGCCCCAGTACGACCAGCCAACTGCTTGGTTAGTGCGCTCAGCCCAGCGTCACGCAGGAAGTCGGGCATGTTCTGATCAGCAACAACAAGTTCACTCATTTCAGTTTCCTTTAGCACGTCTAACAACCACGGTGTACTCACTTTCTACATTCAGCCCTGCGGGTTGCAGGTCTGGATTCTCTGTAAGAAATTCCTTCATGTGACTTTGGTGAAGTCGTTTCTCCAGCAAGGCAAACGCATCATGCTCACGAATGAACCGATACATCGAATCCCAATCGTTCGTCCAGTACCGTGATTTAACCGAACGAATGATCGTGCCATACGGGGTGCGGACGCTATCAACGCCCAACTGCTTACACGCATCAAGCATGGACTGCTCAAGCATCTTTGCAGTTTCTTCAAGAGACTTATCTTGCGATTCGTACTCTTGCTTCAGCTTAGCTCTAGCATCTCTGATGTTTATGTAAGCTTCGGTCAACTTATCCATT